ATGGATTTTTTAAAAGAGATAGTAAAAGAGATCGGGGATGAATATACGCAGATTGCGTCAGATATTGATGAAACTGAAAGATTCATTGACACTGGATCCTACATTTTTAATGGACTCATTAGTGGGTCTATTCTTGGCGGGGTTAGCAGCAATCGTATTACTGCCATTGCTGGTGAGTCGAGTACTGGTAAAACTTATTTCTCGCTTGCTATTGTCAAGAACTTTCTGGACACTAACCCTAATGGGTATTGTCTCTATTTTGACACTGAAGCAGCCGTCAATAAAAAATTATTGGAGTCTCGTGGAATTGATACGACACGGTTGGTTGTTGTGAATGTCGTAACAATTGAAGAGTTTCGTAGCAAAGCACTTCGTGCAGTAGATATATACCTCAAGACAGATGAAGAGAATCGTAAACCCTGCATGTTTGTGTTAGATTCTCTTGGTATGTTGTCAACAGAGAAGGAAATAAAAGACGCATTAGATGATAAACAAGTTCGTGACATGACCAAATCACAACTTGTAAAGGGTGCGTTCCGCATGCTTACACTCAAACTTGGTCAAGCACACATTCCACTTATAGTTACAAACCATACCTATGATGTCATCGGATCTTATGTCCCAACTAAAGAAATGGGAGGAGGCAGTGGCCTCAAGTATGCCGCGTCTACAATCATTTATCTCAGCAAAAAAAAGGAAAAGGATAAGACAGAGGTTGTTGGAAACATTATTAAAGCTAAGACAGCTAAGAGTAGACTCTCTAAAGAAAACAAACAAGTAGAGATAAGACTTTACTATGATGAGAGAGGTCTAGACAGATACTATGGTCTTCTTGAATTGGGAGAACTTGGTGGTATGTGGAAGAATGTTGCCGGTAGATATGAAATCGATGGCAAGAAAATATATGCAAAACAAATATATGCAGAACCAGAAAAATATTTTACACCAGAAGTATTAGATAAATTAGACGAAACTGCACAGAGGGCATTTTTATATGGAGAGAATTGAAACTACGATTCTTCGGAATCTTGTTTTTAATGAAGAGTTTGCTCGTAAAACAATTCCATTTATTCAACCAGATTTCTTTGAGCAGAGAACTGATAAGATATTATTTGAGGAGATTGTTTCGTTTATCACTAAGTATGACTCATGTGCAACTCTTGAAGCACTGAATATTGAGGTTGAAAATCGAACAGACTTAACAGCAGAAGAAGTAAAGCAGATTAGTGATACGAGTAAAGAACTGACAGATCTACCCGTGGATAATCAATGGTTGCTTGACATAACTGAGAAGTGGTGTCGTGATCGTGCAATTTATCTTGCCCTGATGGAGTCAATTCATATTGCAGATGGTGAAGATGATAAAAAGAATCGTGATGCGATTCCTTCAATACTATCCGATGCACTTGCTGTTTCTTTCGATAATAATATTGGACACGATTACATATTAAACTCTGATGATAGATATGAATACTATCATAGAACAGAAGACAAAATACCATTTGATCTCGAATACTTTAATAAAATTACCAAAGGTGGTTTACCTAATAAAACTCTTAATATCGCACTGGCTGGCACAGGTGTTGGTAAATCTTTATTCATGTGTCACTTTGCTAGTTCCGTGTTACTTCAAGGACGAAATGTTCTCTACATTACAATGGAGATGGCAGAAGAAAAAATTGCTGAAAGAATTGATGCAAACTTACTAAATACAGCAATTCAAAATCTAAGTGATTTACCTAAACCAATGTTTGATAAGAAGGTTGCAAAGATTGCAAAGAAGACACAGGGTCAGTTAATTATTAAAGAATATCCCACTGCTGCTGCACATTCTGGTCATTTTAAAGCATTACTTAATGAACTAGCGTTGAAAAAATCTTTTAAACCTGATATAATATTTGTAGATTACTTAAATATATGTGCATCTTCTCGTTACAGGACTGGATCTAATGTCAATTCTTACTCCTATATTAAAGCGATTGCGGAAGAACTCCGTGGTCTTGCAGTTGAGGCTAATGTACCTATCCTCTCCGCTACTCAGACGACTCGCTCTGGCTATGGTAGTAGTGATGTCGATCTTACTGACACAAGTGAGTCCTTCGGTTTACCTGCCACTGCTGATCTTATGTTTGCTCTTATTAGTACGGAGGAACTTGAGGGGTTGGGGCAGATAATGGTCAAACAATTAAAGAATCGATATAATGATCCTACAATTTTTAAAAGGTTCATTATCGGAGTCGATCGTGCAAAAATGAGATTATATGATTGTGAACAAAAGGCACAAGACGATGTGCTTGACTCCGGAACTAAAGAAGAGTATAATGAAGAAAAGGTTCCTAAAAAATCTTTCGCTGAATTTAAATTTTAATTATGTCTGGAGATTATAACACACATAACGATCAACAACCAAATATCAATTACACAGGACAGAAAGTTGACTTGGATAAGTATGCTTTATTCGTGGATGGTGTCACATCCAATCCCAGTAAAGATTATAAATCTTTTCTTGAGAGTCTTAGTGCCCTTGACGGAGAGGGTTCCAATATTCACAGGCTTCTTACTGCTGCTGTTGGCATTAGTGCTGAAGGTGGTGAATTTATGGAGATCGTTAAGAAAATGGTTTTCCAAGGTAAACCTTGGAATCATGATAATCGTGAGCATCTTATTATTGAGTTGGGCGATGTGATGTGGTATGTGATGCAAGCATGTGCTGCTTTGAATGTCACTCTTGACGAAGTAATTGAAGGTAATGTAGAGAAGTTAAAGAAGAGATATCCCGGTGGAGATTTTGATGTACATAAATCTGAAAACCGTGCAGCAAATGACAGATAAAGACACTATGATTACTGTTTATCAAGCAGAGATTGAAGTTCTTCAAAATGAGAATAGTCAATTAAAAGCACAAGTTGCGTTCTTAAAAGAACAACTTGCTTACAAAACTTTTGGAAAACCATGCTATAATGAAGAGGTAAACGATAAATAGTTGGAGCAACACTAACAGCATGAGAGATCAATTAATCAAAGCACTTCTGGCCCATGCACAAGGTGACATTCAAAAACATGTGGCAAATGTGGAAGTGTATCTAACAAACCCTGCGGGTATTGGAGAACACTCTAATATTGTAGAGGCAATCGAACAAGAGTTAGATATGATTGCAAAGTATCAAGATCAGATTGATATAATTCAAAAATACTTTAAAAAGTAATGGCTGATTCCCCCAAAGAAGCAGAGGCAGCACAAGCATTATTCTGTGCTATTGTTGATTTAAAAGGTGCACCTTTTCCTTCTAGTATTCCAAATTACATTGTATTTAAACAGAAATACAAGAGAGAGATAAACGCTGTGAGGAGAAAGGTTGTAACTCCGGGTGTAACAGAGAGTGGTATTGAAAAATTATTACTTAAAGATAATGATTGGTTTTTATCATCAATTAATATCGCAAATAAAATTTTAAAAGAAACAAAAAAATTAGCAGCAAAAACTCATCAAAAGATTATACCACCGGGTTTAGATTTATTTTATGTGAGGGGTGATCGTAATGTTATGGAAAATATAGAATTATTATGGAAAACAACAAATGAAAATGTCAAAAGAGCAAATAAAGTAGATGGTAAAAATGCTCTTACATACAATAATATAAACAAATGGAGTCCTGCAGATATCTATCTAGCATCTGCAGATGCACAAAGAAATTTTAAAAAATTGGCCACAGGGCAAAAGGTATCAATTAAGGTTGGTAATTTTAAGATAACTTCAATTGATAATTTTCAAGATTTTTCAGTCCTTAATTTATTAATTAAACACATGATTGATAAAGGTGATTTACTTCCATTATCACTAAAAAAATCTCCTGATGGTAAAAATACAATTCTTAAAACAATTAACTACATTGAAAATGATGTACAAAAAGCATTAAAGAAACAAGATGTAAAATATCATGGGGGTTTTGTGAGTAGAACTAATGACATTTTTAATTCTGTAGATACTCTTTTTCAATTTTCAAATGATAAAAGTAAGTTTATTCAATTTAGAGATAGAGGATCTTCCGGTTTTTCAAAAGGTAAAGCACCATCATATTCATATCAAGGTGTGATAATAGGTGGTAAAGCAGCATTAGATGGTGCGATAGGTGGTGGATCTATCGGACAAATTATAAGTCAAACTGATAAAAAATTAGGAGTAAAACTTAGTCTTGCAAATCAAAAGAAAAAAATTGATGAGGCAGTTCGTCTTTCAAAACTTATGAATACTGACATGGAGAAGGCTGCAAAATCTACATTATGTAGAGCAGTTTACAAAATAGCAACACAGTATGGCCCAACTTCACAAAAATTTGATAATGAAGTTGATTTTTATAGTAAACTCTTTGTTCATCCTAAGTTCGATAAAGATCAAAATAAAGAGTTAAGAGGAGCAGTGGTTCTTGCAGATCGAAAGAGAGCACAATTTATTTTTAGTAAATTTTTAGGTGGTAGTATGATCTCTGCTTTTGAAAAAGATAAAACAAAAGCAAATGAGATAATCAAAAATTTGATTATGTACGCAGGATCAAGATCAAAAACATCCTCACCACACTTTAAAGCAGCAGATTCATCTTCATTCTAATGATTAACATCGACGAACTTATTCGATCCTTTGAATCGAAATCAACAAACAGAAGAGAAAGATATAATGATTTTTTATATTATTGTTTTCAGGCATTTGAAAAATTAATAAAAAATAAAAAGAACAAACGGAAGAAAGATAAATATGTTATAATGAGACAAAAGTTAATTAATTATCTGATCGCAAATGAAAAAACGGTCACGATGAAACTTTGCAGATGAAAACACTTTTCCAATTTTTATCAGAATCTAATGCTGTCCAACAGGCCACAAGAATGGGTCTGAAGAGTGATGGTCATGGAGGATGGTACGATAATAAGGGAGAGTTTGTTGCAAAGACAGAAAGAGGTTCATTAAAATTCTTTAATAAAAGACAAAGAATAGGTGGTCAAGATCCAAGACAAACAGAAAAGGAGAAGAGAATATCGACAGGAACATCTGCTGAACCTGCAGCAGAACCAGTGATGACAATGCAACCTGCGGAGGTTGAGAAAACAAAAGGAACTTTGACGATTGCATTTGGTAGATTTAATCCACCAACAACTGGTCATGGAAAATTATTAGATACTGTAGCATCATCATCTGATGAAGATGACTATATGATTGTGCCATCAAGAAGTCAAGATAATAAAAAGAATCCATTAGATGCAGACACTAAAGTATCTGTTATGCAAAAGATGTTTCCCAAACATAAAAATAAGATTGTAAATGACAAAGCTAATCGAACTATCTTTGATGTATTAAAGAAAGCACATAATGACGGATATGCAAATGTAAGAATAGTTGGTGGTGGTGATCGTGTTAAAGAATTTGATAAATTAGCAAATGATTATAATGGTAAACTTTATCAGTTTGATAATTTAGAAGTCATGTCTGCCGGAGATCGTGATCCAGATTCCGATGATGTCACTGGAATGTCTGCATCAAAACAAAGAAAGGCAGCAGCAGAGGGAGATATCAAAGCATTTATGAAAGGTGTGCCAAAATCTTTGAGTCAAAAGGATGCTGAAGAATTATTCAAAAAGATTCGTGTTGCAATGAATATTAAAGAAGGTTGGAATCTATGGGAGATTGCACCTAAGTTTGATTGGCAAGGTCTTCGAGAAAATTACATAGGTGAAAAGATATTTCGTGTTGGCCAGATGGTTGAGAATATGAATAATGGTTTAGTTGGCCGTATTATTCGTCGTGGTGCAAACCATTTAATATGTGTGACTGAAGATAAGATTATGTTCAAATCATGGATTAAAGATGTTTCAGAGGCAGTTGTAAATGGTACAACAGAGTCTGGAGTTCCTGCAGATCAAAGGGAAGTTGGCACTGATGCATTCCGGAAATATGTGGAAAGATTGGTTCCCGGAAGTAGTTACGGACGACACTTTATAAATAAATATAGAAAAAATTCCAAATAATAAGTTAATGGACAAACCAGTGGCGGCTTCTCCTGTAGGAGCGAAGGAAAAAGTTGAGAAACAAGCAAGACAACTCGCATACGATACACGCTACAAAGTTAAGCAAAGTATGAAGGCAAAAGCAGGTGGTCGCATAGATCCTGCTGCGATGAGAAAGGCATTTATATCTCAACTTGCAAAGTCACCTTCGGCACCTGCAATCAAAGCAAGAGCAAAACAAATGCTTATGGGTGAAGGTTATATTGATGTTCAAGACTTGATTAAAGGTCATGCATCAAAAGCATTATTTAAAGTATTCGTAGAGCATCATCAGAAAGATAAAGATGGAAATACAATACCTCATGAAGACGAAGAGATAACTGAAGGAACCGATGAAAAATCTTTTAAGGTAAGAGTCACAGACAAGAAAACTGGTAATTCATATGTAAGAATGGCAACTCGTACAAAGATTGCCGATCTTCGTAATAATCCAAATATTTCATCAGTAGAGATGACAGCTTATGGTGAACCTACTAAATCAGAAAAGTTTAAGGGATCATCAACTGCAAAAGTAAAACAGGGATTAGATCCAGTTGGTAAAGAAGATGGTGACATCAACAATGATGGTAAGAAGGATAAAACTGATAAGTACCTAATGAATCGTCGTAAGGCTATTGGTAAAGCAATGGCAAAGGAAGATAAGGTATGGACAGGATTTAAGGAACTAATCGAAAAGAA